TTGGCTGCACCGACTTTCCTACATTTCGCGATGGCGCCGCTTGCGTACGCCGACGGGAAAACGCGATATCGCGCTTTAACTTTGTGATAGCATGCATCTTTAGGCATCTTTCCTCGCTTTCCGGATACTGTCCTTACCTTGACGGAATATTCTTGCGACCTCTGTCTTGCCCATAACCTTCGCCCTCTGCTCTCCGACCGTTAAGATTTGAATCTTTCTTGCAAAAGGTTTCTTAATTTTTCTAACTTTTGCGACTGTCGCTCTAGCATCTGCTGGAGTAGCAAATTTAATTCTAACTGTGTCTCTAGGGTTTTCATCAGTATAGAGTCTACGTCCTGATCCTTTTGGTTTTTTGCCTGTGCCAACTTTTGGATCCTTACGCTTTGCCACGTTTCTTTCTCCTACCAGCGCAATGTGCTCTCTCGCTGAAACCACGAGGGCGCTTGCAGTTCACTTTCGATTTGCGAGACTTGCTCCATTTCCGTTTCTGCGGAGGAGTGGATATTTGTTTCCGCATCGATCCGCGCGAGATTGCCATCACCTTTCCTCCTGATAAAATCTTCCCATAATGGCGTCAGCATAGCATTGTTAGAATCGACCTTTGCTGCGATCACAGCCGTGCGCTTATCAACCTCTATGAGGGTTGTAAGGATCCAAACCACAAGAGAAAGAGCCACCCCGCTAAGACCAACAACAAGGGTTTTAACCACGGTTTTTTCATCTAGCATTTCCATCTCCGCCGTGCCTGACGCAGTCGGCTGTTCGGATTCTTCGCAGCTTTCGGGAACTTCTTCATCTGCCCAGCAGAACGAGCGCAAAAAGACTTGCGTCTTTTTGCGGCCTTACTTCCAGGCTTCACCTTGCCCGTAACTGCGGTTTTTAGTTTAGACCCTGGGTTAGCTCTACGATATGCAGCCACGCCAGCCTTAGTCATTCCCGCCCCAGCTTTTGTGGGGCGGAAATTTTTCTTGTTTCTAGGCGGCATCTTGCTGGGTTTACGTGCCATGACGCTACCCAAAAAATGCGGTTATCGAATCAATGTTCGTTAGTGTTACGTGACAACCGTCCTCAAAAATTATCCCATGATCCGGAATAGTTATCTGAGTGTCGTCTCCTGCCACAAAAGTCATGGTCAGCAGAGTCGTACCAGACCCACCACCACTTCTAAAGACAGCAGCAGGACTGCCACTGCCTGCACTTCTAACGACAAACGCTTTGAGCCGATTCCTGCCGCCAATCAACGAACCTGTCGAGGTCGCCGTTTTAGCAATGATAGAGCTAGCCATCTAAACCTCCCTTAGAATACGGAGTATTCTAGCTCAACAGTAAAGCGTCCAGCGGTTGCGTCCGCGTTCAGAGTCGTGGTTGCTGCTGCGTACAGATGTGTGCTTGCGATTGGCGCTGTCACGTTAGGAACGAAAATGTGATAGTTCCCGGCTGAGTCGTTGAAGTTGATATCGATTTCAGTAATCGACTGAGTCGCGCTCAACTGCTCGTTGAAAGACGTAACGCCAGCGCCAACGATCTCCGTGCCCGAAGATACCGCCGCATTCGTGGCTGTACCGCTAGTTGCACTTAACTGAAGGCTACCAACCAACGTCTGACCTGCTGCCGTTGTAATACCAATCAAGGCTCTGTGGATGAAGAACTTTGTGGGGGTTACAAGGCCGTCCGGTGCGTCTGTATTGAGCGTTCCGAGTTCTACGAGAACATCACCGTCAGCGTATGCTGTGGAGGTATCCGTGCCTGCAAGGGAGCCGGCGAAAGATTGAATCTTCCTCGTTCCCATAGAAACAAGCTGTCCGGTAGAGTTAACAGAAAAACCAGTTTCTGTAATTGCACCAGTGGTGCTGCTTTCATTGATTACGTTGAATCCACCCTTTGAACGGACTGGACCCGAAAAAGTTGTATTAGCCATTTTGTACTCCTGTCTTGGCTAGTGTCAGCTTTCGCTGTCAGGGACGACATGATTGTAGCCCAAAAAAACAGGGGCTGCAAATGCAGCCCCTGAGTAACCAAACCTGTTGCGAGTTTGGTTGGGAGGAACCTTACGCTCCTGGCGAACCGAATACACAACGTGGATCGGAGAAGCCAAACGAGTAACGCTCACGAGCCTTGAACCGCATGTTACCGGTGTCGAAATCCGGGTCCATGTTGGTTGCTAGGGCAAGCCTTTCGAAGTGCTTAAAGCCGTTCGGGGCGTCCGTCTTGATGAAGAACGCATCCGTATCGGTTAGGAAGTCATTGACCACATAACCCTCCGGCAGCATGCCCATGCTCTTGACCGCGTTGATGTCGTTATCGGCGCTACCGACACGAAGGTTCGATACCAACAGGCGCTCGGCAATGAACTGAAGCTGACGCGGAATGATGAGCTTCATACCACGAAGAGCAATGATCATGCCTCGCTCGTCAACGAATCCTGCGATGCTGATCAGGAAATCTTCCAAGGAAGTTTCGTTCAGATCGGCTGCTGTCGAAGGCTCGTTGGCAAACGTGCCGCCACTGGTCAGTGGGTGGTCAGTAGCACAAAGTGCCTTGCCATCACCACCAGCAGAAGCGCCTGCCGTGAACGCATTGTTAAGGACCGAAGCGGCCTTAACTTGCTTGGTGTGTGCCATAGAACGTGCAAGTGCACGAGTATAGCGGGATGCTAGACGGTCGTACAGGTTGTCTTCCACCGCTTCTTCGGTGATAGAGAATCCCATCGCGATGGTCTCGTGGTTATACCTTGCGGTATACGCCTCTTGAGCATCGTCGAATGTGATACCGGAACCTTCCTGCTTAACAGGAGCGGCGCCGAAACCTGACAACATGACCTCTTCCTCAAAGGCTCGATCTGATGCCTCTGTGTCATAGATCTCTGCATGCTGACCTTCGTAGCGATTGTATTCCATACCGAAAAGAGCGTTAAGACCTGGCTCAAGCTCTTTCGCGAGTTGTGCGCGACTAATAGCCATGACTCAGTCTCCTTACGATACAGTCGCTTCAGCCGAACCGGCCAGAAGCGCATGGTTGTTGAACATCACAATCAGCGGAATACCGGCAGCAGTGAAGTCAGCATTGTCTGGATCATCCAAGAAACCAACAATCTTTAGCGGATGCGAAAGATCGGAAGCATCTACAGTTGATACATCAAGCTGTGCTGTCGAAATACCGGTGGTTGTGTCGCCATCTGCTGCGCCCTTGCTGGACTCAGCCGAGAACTCTGCGCCCTCGAAGATGGTGGCGATTGCACCAGCTTTATTGGTAAGGCTAGCATCCGAACAGATGATGAACCGCTGCATCGGATTGTCATACACATTCGCAATGATGTCGAAGTTTGTGTCTGCACTCCCCGATCCGGGCCAAGTGTTCGAAAACTTTTTCTTACCGGTGGTTGCGTCTACATATTCGCAGCCAGCAAATACACCAACGAATTTCAAAGTGTCACCGGAAGCAGAACTGGAGACGGCGATTGTGCCATCGTTAGTTGCGATAACCGGAGAACCTTGAAAAATCGCGCTTGCATCTGACTTTATGCGATATGCATTAAAACCTTGGGTAGCTGGGGTGCTACCTGCGGTATTGATCGGCTTCATGCCGAAGCCAACATTAGTGTTAGCCATTTGCCTACCTCACAAGTTACTCGGAGGGTTTGCCCCCGAAAGTTACACGACTTTGCCTATCGCTATGTATAGGCATTGAGGGATGCTGTTCCCTCATAAGGTTTTCATCAACGGCTTTCATTTGGTTGCGGGTCTGTTCCCGGTAGTAATCAGTTCTTTCCTCGACCGTTTCTTCAGGTATCCGGCACAGCATCAAACCGCCGACACCGATAACACCTGCATTCTTCCCCTCTTCAATGACTGGATAGTTCTCCGCGAGGTCAGGATATTCGTCCGCTCTGACCGGCTCCCAGCCCTCACGCATCTTGGCGTGCACGTTCGTCTTGTCGTCCTCACCCCGAAGAGCAGTTCTGACCCAACGATGCTGAAACCCAGCCGGAGCCTCGGGAGCTTCCAGCTTTGATGGGGGTGCCCAAGGCTTGCGCCTTTGGGTCTTTGCGCGACTTGTAGCTTCGCGTGGCTTTCTATCGGCCATGTCTTACTCCTTCACGTACTTCGCATATTCTTCAAGCGGAACATTCAACCGTTTCGCAATCGCAATCTGCGAAGGTGTCAGTTTGACCGTCCTGCGCCCCTTGTTAGTCGGCGCTTTTGACGCCGTGGACTCAGCAGAAGCGACTCTGGGTCCAGTATCACGTTTTGTTTCCGCAAATTTCTGCGGGAACGCATCGCGAACTCTCTTATCTAACTCACTATAGTAGTCATCAGAGGTCGGGTCAAACCCATCCTCCTCCACAAGCTGTCTATGAATGCCAAAAGCTGCATATGTCATGGTCTGATCGTTGCCAAACCACTCGTTTTTCTCCGCCCAAGCCTCGGCTTTGGGGTCTGGAGGGGGTGCAGACTGTTGCGTTGGCTGTTGAACCGGCTCTTGATCCGGCTCTGGACGAGCTTTTCGCTCCTCTGCGCGCCGATTTGCCTCTTGATGCCGCGCTTTATCAAGCGCGATCTGACTAATCCGCTCTTGCGCTGCAAACATGGCGTCTGCATCGCCTTCATCGTATGCTTTTTTGTACGCTTCCTTGGCTGCGGCGGCGTCAGACTCAAGTCTGCTGCCAAATTCACCGACATACGCCTGATCTACCTTGTCCAGACGTGCGCGAAGCTCTTCATTCTGCTTCTTTACCGCCTCGGCGTACTCAATAGCAGCTTGTCTTTGACGTTCTTCCTCACGATACTTGCTCGTGATCTTTGAAATACGCCGTTTTACAGATTCTGAGTATTGTTCTAACTCATCATCGTCAGATTTTGCCTGCTCTTGCTCTTCGGGGGCCGTCTCTACCTGCTCTTCAGATGTTTCACGTGAAACATTTTCAGGTGCCTCGGTCTCGACAACCTCTACTTCTTGCGTCTCTTCCTTTTCGGCGACGTTGTTTTGCATACTATGCTCCGTATGTCTTGATATCGTCTGGATCGACGATTGTTGCAATGACCTCATCGTCATTGATTATGCGGACTTCTCCGCCTTCGATCTGAAAACGTGATCCTGCGTAGCGACCGATACAAACCCAGTCACCCTCTTTGCACCACGGCTCAGAACCCGGCCCAAACTTGTCCGGATCTTGATAAGCAAGAGGTCCGAGCTTGACTACATACGCCACCACAGTGGCTCGTGCCTCTCGGTCTTTAGCTTGATCAGGAACGTACACGCCACCCTCCGTCTGCGACTTGCCCTGATAAGGCATGACAAGAATCCGCCAGCCGGTGGGCTGCGGGACTCGCTCTGTCGCTGGTTTCTTGGAGGCTTCTTCTTCAGCTTTTTTCTTGGCTTGCTGTTGCCGGAGGACGTGATCAGGTACTAGAAGCGTCGTCATAGTTTGCTTTCTTTAGCAGGGCGTCAAACTCATACAATGCCTGGCTAATCCCCTGTACCTCGCCACACATTGAGCGGTAAGCCTCTATATCCTTGGCTCCACCGGTTGATAGAACACGTGTAATCTCATCCATACGATTGTTCAAGGCTTTTCGATAAGCGTGAACAAAATCTACAACGTCCATTATTGACCCGCGTTTCTCGAATCGACAACTCGTCCATCGGGCATGACAAGAATAATATCTCGACTCCCTCTAGGCTGTGCCGGGGGCGCTGGAGGCAGAGACGGAGAAAGAGCATCTATCATGTCAAAAGGAGCGGGAGCGTCTGGGTCACGTCCTGGCAGTTCTAAAATTTCAGCTATGTTTTCTGGACTCAATATATCTGATCGAGTTACAGGTATTTCTCCAGACACCGCTCCTGGACCGCGACCTACTGCGGTTATCGACGCAGAACCAGGATCACCAGCCGGAATCGCTTGAACTACTTTCGGACCCGTTGGAAGTCTAGTTCCGCCCTCAACTACCATGCCTGTGTCGGGATCGATCACCGGATCAACATAACCAGGAATTCTACCCTTGGGTGTCGTCACCATCGGCTCCGCTGCTAGAACATCGGCCACCGTTACGTCGTCTGGCCTAGTAAAACCGGGTGTTACAGGTGTTTCCTGTGGACGAGTGTTTATGTCTGCGAAATAACTTTCTGGATTACGAACATCGGGATCGGTCGTAAACGGTTCAAAAACGTCAGAGACAGCACTTGTTGGCGCGGCCTGTGCAGCAGGTGCCGCCGCTACAGAACCTTCAGGAAACTCGCCGAGTTCGTTACCCAAGTCGCCCATCTCGGAAAACAATGGATTGTCGTACGAAGAAATATTCAACGCGGAGCGGCGATTAGCACGTCGCATGAGCGGACCAACAACAGGGAGAGCGCCCATGATTCCAAGGTCTGTTTCTAGTGTTGGATCGTAAGTGACCGTGCCAAAACGAGTAGGCGACCCCTCGCGCAGAAAACCGCGAATGTTGCCTCGTGCATCTCGTGGGTTCAAATACTGATCATAGGCCAGCGCATTGACTTTGTTCAGAGTAGCAATGCCGCCAGGGGTGGTTGCAGCGTAATTAATCTTGCTGGGATCAATGCCAAAGACGCGGCTGAAAAATCCTTCGTTGCCGTACGGATTCGTTTCAGTACGACCAGTTACATTCATGAACTCCTGCTGCGATAGAGTTCCTGCCTTTTCACCAGAGCCGGAGTCAAAATCAACGGGTGGACCAAAACCACCCATCGGCCCACTTGCGCCGCGAGTTGCACGAGTGGATGTGTCCGCCGAACGGTCGTATCTATCTTGAACGGTGCTACCGCGACGGCCACCAGTTTGCGCCTCTAAGCGCTCCTGCTGTTCGCGAGTTGGTCCTCCCATAAATACGTCGCGTGGTGGCATCTTAATACACTCCCGAGAACTTAGTGCCCCTGATTGCAGCACCCGCACCACGAGCTTGTGGCGCCGCACCTACATCTGTGGCACCGCCCATCGCTTTATTCATTCTTTTGCGGCCACGCTTGGGCTTTTTCTTGGTTTCTTCGTCACGTGGGGGTGCCCTAAAGTAGTTCGAGTCTTTCGGACCTTTATCTACGTTTACATCGATTTCCGTATCCTTTGTCGCGATATCGGCCATCTTTGCAGTGTCTTTTTCTCTTCGGTTTAGTTTCTCAAGGGCGTCCCTCAAGGTGCCGCCTGCCTGAAACTCAACAGAATCTAACGTCTCGGCCTGCTTGGCATGAGTCTTGGAGGCTTTCTTCAACCCCTTGGCAACCTTGGTTACCTTTTTCTGCATCTTGTTCA